TGGACCGGGTTCGCCGCCGCGGCCGGCGTGGTCGTCGCCACCGCCAGCGTGCCAACCTGGCCGGGCATCCGTGCATCCAGACCTGCATCACTCACGGAAACAGCCTCCGAAATGCACGGAATTGACGGCTTCTCAACTGATCCAGAATCAGCCGGAGGCACCTCAGCCGGCACCTCGACCGCCAACAACTGCTTCATGCGGTCCATGACCTGGCTGGCGTCCACCAGCTCTTTTGGATCTTCTTTCTCCACGATCTCACCCATCGCCGCGGCCTCCAGACCGCGCTGCGTCATGATCCCGGCGCCGATCACCAGGTCGCGGAACTCGGCTTCGTTCTCCTTCGAGCGCGCGAGCCCGATCCAGCGCAGCCCCGTCTGCAGGAGCAACGCGCCGAATTCTTTTTTACCCCCCACAACTTTTTCCCAATGATTGGACTTCAGCGCCCGCACCACCTGGGCGGACACTCCCGCGCGTGTCGCGATCGTCTCGACGCCCACGCCGGCCTCCAACGCCAGCAGGATCAACTCCCTCAGGCCCTTCAGACGTTCCGCGCTGCGACCTGTGCAGATCCGATCGAGCTGGGCGTTGTCGAGGAGCAGGGCATTCCCAACGGCATCATCAGCAAAAAGCGCCGGCTGCTGACTCTCCGCCTCTGACTCCGAACGTTTGGACTCTGGGCAATCCATGACAAACCACGCGAAAAACAAACACCTACCCACGCTTGAGACCTCGCACCTGGACCGCATCAGGTCTGGGCGCATGCTCACCGTTATCGAAATCGATCGCGTGGCGATCGATCCAGGCATTCACGCCACTGGCCGGGATCAACCACTGCCCATCAAAAACGCAGCGGCCAAACTCTCCCTTCTTGAGCGACTTGATCACCCAGGACTCCGACCGAAACAACAGCGCGGCCACGTGGGCGGGGGCGTAATGGGCTTCTAGGACTTTCATCGCGAGACCTTTAACCAAAGTGAGCTCATTCTATCGCGCACTGACCGAGCCAACAGTTCGGCCTCTGCGGCACATCGGCAGTCATAGTGAAAGAAAAGCGGTCCGCCGTTAACGTCTTCAAACAAGGGAAACGCCACACTCTTTCCATTGATTACTGCCACCTTTTCCGCCATCCGATTCATCCCCATAGCCATTTTGCGAACCCACTCCTGAGCCTGTCTTTCATCCTTGCGGCGCTCCTCCAGCCGAGACACTTCAGCTTTCAATTCTACAACCTTGTCGAGCAGCGTAGCGTTGCTCTCCTTCAAGCCAGCCACGTAATCCGACAGTTCCTTAGCAGCATCGAGCGCGCTTAGCTGCGACAGCAATGCTGGATCCTCCGGTTTTGCGATTGCTTTCTTCACCTGGTCACCCTCCGATTCGACCACCGCCACATCGCGCGCCGAAACTCCGGCTTCCACAGACACCGATGCGCCCGCCTCGACGCCGCCATGCGCCAGCGATAACACGCGATCGGCTCCAAAACCTTTCGCCGGCTCGATCCCGGCCCGGCACCGGCTTCGTTCCCGAGGAGCCGCGGCGGATCCTTCGGCTTGGTCAGCAAAGGCGACCGCAAGAACACCAGGCGCGCCAGCCAGGCCAGCGCCACCTTACCCTGGCCCTTCACGCCCACCTCCGCAGCGCGCCCGTGGACAGGAGCCCGACCACCAGCCGCGTTCCGCGCCGGTTGCGCGTGCGGCCCAATAGAATTCGCAGGATACGTTTCATAAGCATTCCTCAAAAAGAATCCCAGCGCGGCAGGGACGAGTTAGTGGTGTCGAAAAGAGGCCCCAGAGGATGGGGACTTGAAGCCGACTCTATGCCGCGCCGGAAAACAACTGGCTGGTGCGGTCCGTGACGGCCGGCCCGCGACCCCAGTCGCGCGCCGCCTAATAACTGCCGCCCGGCTGGCTCACCAGCCAAACTGGTAGCGGGTGCAGGAGTCGAACCTGCCTTGTGTTGCTTATGAGGCAACCCAGCGCCCCGCGCTGTTACCCGCAGACCGACGGCGACCGGTTCAGGCTCATAACCAGCACCCGGCCGCCGCGGAAAATCAATGTGCAACCTAATCGCCATGTTGAAACCTCAACCTCGGCGGCCGCGCCATCGGCAGCTCCTTCGCAAACGAATCGATCGGTTTACCTGCCAGAAGCTCGATCGCCTGCGTCAACTCCTCCTGCGCCGCACTCACCCTGGCCGCCATCACCAGCATCTGCAGATGACACAAATGCGCATGCACCGCCGCCACGTGCGAGCGACACACGTGCAACTGGCTCAAGACCGTTTCCGCATCCTCGCTCATAAATACAGGATGAACGCCAGCGCCACGAAAAGCGCCGTCACCACCAACAACGCGGAAGTGAACACGCCAGCCGCCACCCATTCAGATCGATAATCACGCGATCTCATGCGCCCTCCAAAACCCGTTTTGCCTCCGGGCTGAGCTTGCCGCGCAGCACCTGAAGGGAATGAAATAACGTCGCCTCCTTGCGCTCGGCCGCCTGGAGCCGATCCTTGGCCGCATGCACCCGCTGGAGCTGCTCGACCCAATGATTGCGCAACGCGATAAACTCGGTCACCGACGGCTCCGACACCTCGAGCGCGTGCAACCGCTCCATTGAACCCTGAGCAGCCTGCAGACTGGGAATTCCAGCCATCACGCCACCTCCAGGGGTTCAGACTGCGGCTTGCGCTTGGCCTCCTCGCGCTGTTCATGGGAACTCGACTCGCCAGACGCCATCAGTCGGTCGTGAGCCTCGATGATTAGAAACTCCACCAAGTTCGAAAGCGACGGCCGATGGAACCTCTGCTGAAGATCTGCAGCTTTAGAAATCACCTGTTCCGCCAACCACAAATTAGCGGCGCGCTTGTCACCGTTCTTCGTTCTACACGTGTTCACTGCGCGTTAATACGCGTAAAACAAATAACCGTCAAGAACTTTCTGACAGAAAGATATTGACCAACAGGACTAACTGTGCGCATAGTATGCGCATGAGATTTAACACGATGAAGAAGCACCGCCAAACCACGGCTGTGCCTTTAAACATCACTCTACCCCCGAGACTCTGTGACGCGCTTTACCAGCTCCTCGACAAGCACGGCTTCAACGGGCCGTCAGACTATTTTCAGTCCCGAATTCGTCTGGATTCAGGACTCCTTTTGCGATCCAATGAAGAAGCCAGTCAACCTCACGCTTCATAAGAAGGTGCTCGAGCGGGCCGAGGCGCTGATGGAATTGAGGAGCTACACTAGCCTTTCGGTGCTCATCGAGGAGTTGATACGGAACGAGCACGAGAAACGCTTTGGACCTGCAGCGCCTGCTCCGGTTCCACTGGCGACGGCCCTTTACGATAAACCAGCAACGGATCCTACCGTTGAGAAGTGAGAGCTCTGACTCCATTGTTGCTTCTGATCTGCGCCGTACCCGTTCTCCTGGCCGGCGATGGAGCCATGGAGAACCAGGTTGGCCGATATCAGCTTTTCAGCGGGCCGATTGATTTGGGCGGCAGCGATTTCGGGCTTCGGACTGGAAATGCGCTATATCGCATCGACACCGCCACAGGTCAGACGTGGCTCTATAACCGTTGGCTGCTAAAGGGGCCAAAGAAACCCGATGGGCAGTTTGCTGAAGCATGGACTCCGATAGGCGAAGATTTTCAGATCAGCCTTTACCTTGCGAGCATGATGGTCGGATCTGGCGGCGCAATCACAAACTACTACAGCTCCACGAACGCACTGCGCGACGCCATGACCCGAATGTACTGGTCCCCAAAGCAGCGAGAAGAGTATGAAGCCATGGAAATGGAAGTGGCCATTCAACGCTTCAACGCTACGAACATTACGCGGCCGGCGCAATTCCAGCGGACGAATGAGCCGCCGCCTTTTGCACCGTCGCCATCCCGTTGAGCATGGCTAGGACCCGCATCCCAAACCCCACGCCCCCCGAAAATTCGACGTCTCTTGGCCCGAAAACCATCGTTCGCAATCAGTAGGTCAGGGGTTCGAATCCCCTCGGCTCCACAACCCTCCCAGCCCTGCAATCATTAGGTTTCCCCCGCTTTCATTGGCAATTACCACGATTCCGCCCAGTCGGCCACGCCTTTTGGCCTCGGATATGACGGGATATAACGGGAGAATTCACCTTGACTTTCCTGCATCAACACTGCATCCTGCAGCACCATGACAACTGCATCAGCGGTTACTGAGCCGAGCACTGAGTCACCCACTGAGTCTCCTGCTGACACCGGCTTCCCCAAATTCTACATCAAGCATCACGGCCGCAATTATCGCCTGTTCAAACGTTCGGACTCGCGCGATGCGCCCTGGTATCTCTACTTCGAGCGGCGCCGGCGGCGCTACCTCTACTCGTGCAAGACCAACGCCAAGGAGACGGCCATCATGACCGCCAAACTTTACATCGACGCCGTGGAGTCCCAGAACCAGGCGGCCGTCCAGGCCCTGCTCTCCCGCACCGGCGAGCCCGAGCGCGCCACCGTGGGCCAGCTCATCGCCGCGCTCGAACGCCTGCCCGGCCTGGAGATCGCCGACCGCACCCGCGCCGATTACATCAACTGCCTGCGCAACGTCCTCTCCCGCGTCCACGGCCCCGAGCCCGATCGGCTCTCGACCACCCTCCTCAACGAGGCGACGGCCGAGAAATGGTTCGAGCTCGCCACCGAACGCGCCAAGCTCGCGCCCGACCAGGGCGAAGCCGTCCGGATCAAGCGTAGCGCCAACTCGCTGTTCAACCAGGCCCGCGGCGCCGTGGCGCCCTTCATAGCCGCCAAGCTGGCCAAGACCGGCCTGGCGCTGCCCGACTTCGCCCCGTTCCACCACGCTTTCAAGCAATACGGCTTCCGCGGCGTCAAGAGCCAGGTCTACCGGCTGCCCTCGGATGCACTGGTCCAGCGCACGCTCGAGGAGTGGAAGAAGCTGGCCGATCGCAATCAATTCCTCGCCGTGGGCCTGATGCTCTCCTGCGGCCTGCGCGCCGGCGAGCTGCCACAAGTCTGCTGGGGCTGGATCCGGCAGCAAGGCGGCGTCACCATGCTGAGCAACGCCGCCCAGGTGAAGAACCAAAGTGGCTACCTCGAGGTTCGCCCCATCGACCCCTACTGGAGCACCCTGCTCCGGATCGCCGGCAAACACGGCTGGCGCGGCGCGCCCGAGGAGACCATCCTGCAAGGGACCGACACCGAGAAAAGCGAAGGCGTCACGCGTGGCGTGAGCGCCTGGATGCGGGAGCTGGGCTGGGAAACCACCAAGACGAACCACGCCCTCCGCGCCTACGCCGGCGGCCAGGTGGCCATGAAATACGGCATCTGGAGCGCGAGCGGCTTCCTGCGGCACAGCTCGGTCCTGGTGACCGAGCAGCATTACCTCTACCTGATCAAATCCCGCACCACGGATCCCGATCAGATCCCGATCACCTGGGCGAAATAAGCTTCGCTCAAGGCTGGAGCGGCAGATACGACCAGGTGACCGTTGAGAGGCGCGCATTTGTGCCGGTGATCTGCACCAGGACAGGCGACCACGGCTTGCCGACCACCAGCGGGCTATTGGCATACGCCACGCTATTACTCCCCACGGGCAGGGTGGCCACCAGGTCCATCACGTACACCTGGTCGCCAACCAGCAGAGCGGTCGCGGGTGCGCTGGCAAAGGTGGCCGTGTTCGTGGCGCCGGCCGTCATGGTGGCCGTCTCGTACTTATCGCTCGCCACGTGGCGCAGCACCACCGTGCCGCTGCGAATGCCATTGGTCGAAGCGAAGAATACGCGCGACGTCGCACTGCCGGACACGATCAAGCCATTGGTTGCCGCCAGAAAACCGATGGTAGCCGCGTCCTCGGTCGCGCTGGCGTTGATATAGTTGATTGCGGGCACCGGCTGCACACCGTTGGCCGAGAGCACCACGGTGGGATTGGTTCCCGCGCTCGTGCCGATCGAGGCCGCTTTGATGGGCGGGAACGGCACCGGCTGCACGGTGGCAGCGACGGCGCTGAGGGTGAAGGTAACAGCGGCCAGGGCCGCCAGGAGGATCAGGTATCGTTTCATAGGTCTTTCGGTTTCAGGTTTCAGGTTTCAGTTTTCCCCCGCCCGGCGGGCCGGGAAATCATTTCATCAGCTCCTGCAGGTAAAGCGCGGCCGTCTCGGGCGCCAGCGTGCGGCTGCCGCCGACCTTCGAGACAATGATCGGCTTGAGCAGGGCGCGCTCGGCATCATTGGCCACCCGCCACACGCGCATCGCCGCGTCCGGCGTCATGTGGTGGACCTGGAACTGCAGCGGGCTGTAGCGAAGCCGATCGATGATCACCTGCGCGCTGCCGGCGTTGAGCAAGCGCCGCTCGATGCCACCGCGGAGCAGCTCATCCGCCGCCGGCGCATTGCCGTTCTTGAGCTGCTGCACCGCCTGCTTGATGAGCTTCGCGCGGTCGAACTGCTCGGGCGTGCGCGGCTCGCGCGGCATCGAGCCCTGCGTGATCTCAGCCGCCAACGCCTGCGCGGGCGTCATCGTCATCCTCGACGGAGCCACCGTGAGACCGAAGAACGGCATGATCTGCTTCTGGACCGGCGCCGCGTCGTCGCGCAGCTTCATCAAGCCACTCACCGAGAACGGCGTGAACTGTTTCGCCGCAAAGGCCGCCAGGTCGCTCCCCTGCTGCCAGAGCGGATCGTCCGGATTGCGGATCCGCACATCATAGAAATCGTGATTGCCCAGCACATCCGCCATGGCCGAGAGCAGCGGATTGAGCGAATGGCCAAAGCTCGTCACCGGATGCTTGGCATAGGCCAGCACGTCCTTCATGTAACTGGGGAAATTCAGGCGCACCTCGTTCCCGTTCTGGTCCTGCTCACCCGTGCGCGGCATGAACCAGTCTTTCTCCTGCGGCTGCTGGCCGGTGAACAGGTAATTCACCACGCCCCCGAGCGTGCCGACCATGATCGGCAAGGCCATGGCATAGGCCATGCGATGGGAAAACTCGGGTTTCTCGCCACGCGCCAGCGCTCGGGCCGCTTTTGCCACGTCCACGCCGGCGCCCAGGCCCTCGCGGTATTTGCCGAGCTGCCAGCCGTAGGCGCGGAACGTAAGCAACGCCAGGTCCTTCACCGCCCGGTTATAAAACAGGTTGTCATAGACCAGTTGCCCCATGCGGTTGTCCACACTATCCCAGGCCTTGCGCATCGCCTCGCGCGTGGTGGCCGCGTCCGACGTGGGGCCCAGCCGGAGCAGCTCGCGCTTGGCCATGTCGGCAAACACGCCCAGCTTTTGCCGCGGCACCACGTATTCCATGATGGGCCGCATCGACTGTTCCCACAGCGCGAACGGCGCCTGGAGCGCGCCGCGCAGATAACCCGTGGCCGTTCCCTCGCGGATCGCGCGCTGCATGCGCCGGGTGAACTCCGTGCGCCAAAACCGATCCTGCCCCACACGCCCGCCGGCCGCTTCGAGCGCATGCACCAGCGGCTGCAGCTCGGGATGAGTGGCCGCGTAAGCCGGCGACAGCACCGCGCGGCGCAGCCGGGCGCCCTGGGCGATGTTGGTGAACGGGGAAACCGGCACGCTGGCGATGGTGCGAACTGCGCGACCCAGATCGCCGCGGACAGCATCCTCGAGCCCCAGCGCCAGGCGCGAGGTGGCGGCATCGAGCGAAGTGAACCCGAGGTGAAACGCCGAAAGCCCGAGCTGCACCCCATTGAGCAAGTTGCTCGACTCGCGCAGCGTGCGGTACCAGAGCCGCGGGTTCAGGCCCGGCGAGAGGTAATTATCCACCACCTGGGTGGCCGCCTCGGGCAGGATCCAATCCCCCAGCTTGATCAAGCCGCTCACCGGCATCTCCGCCTCGCCCACGCCCAGGCGCAAGCTTGGGCGGATGTCATTGATCTCGCTGAGCTCGGGATGCGCGCGCAGAAATCCCTCGAACGCCGCCTTGACCGTAGGCGCCACCTGGGCCATGCGATCCGGCGCGTGGAGATACGCCTGCAGCGTCACCGCCATCTTCTCGGGCATCGAGCGGATGTAACGCTTGCGGCCTTCCGAAATGTTTTCGCCCTCGAACCGCAGATCCGCCAGGCGTCGCAGCTCCTGCTCCATGGCGGGCGTGGCCGTCATGGTATCGCGCAGGTCGCGGTAGCGGTTATCGAGCGCATGCCCGAGCTCGTGCCAGATCACAAAGTCCGGCCCGCCGAACTTGGTCACAATCCGCTCTGTGCCCGGTACGCCGGGCACGTCTCGTTCGAAGCCCCAGCGCTTTCCCCCTATTTTGACCAGCCTGCTATGGGGAACGCCCAAATGCTCCAGCACCTCGAGCGTCTTGGCCCGCATGCCGGCGTCGAACGCTTCCTTGATCGTCACACTCGGCGGCCCGTACTGCGTGAACGCGGGATCCTTGACGGCGCGCCAGCCCTCCGGCACGCGGCTGAACACGTAATTGAATTTCATCAGCCCCGCGGCCTTCATCTCGTTGATAAACGACCGGGCCAGGATGTAGCGTTCCACCTCGCGCTTCTTGAGCATCCACAGGTCCACCGGGTTGTCATGCACCGGCTTGAGCCCCGCCTCCAGGCCCTCGCGGAAAAGCTGGTAAGTCCGTTGCTTGAGGAAACTCTTGCTGCCTTCCAACGGCCGCTTGGCTAGGGCTTCGGCGATCACCTGGCGGGCGCGCTTGGGATTGTCCCACAGGTGCGGGAAGTAATTCTCGATGGCATGCTGCAAGGCACCCGTGCCCAGGGCGTGGATGCGGTCCAGCCATTGCTGGTTTTGCCGGGCGAATTCCGCGGCGGCCTGCGCCTCGATCGGTCCAAGCGTTTGGACGTCGCCGCCCTCGTACGCATCGATGAATGCCAGGTTGCGTGGCAGGGGCGCGCTGGGGTCGTATTGCCAATCCTTGGGCAGGGGCGAGCGGTCGAAGTCGCGCCGGAACGGCTTAAGCGTTACGTCGGCACGGGCCAGTTCGTTGGCCATCTTCGCGCCCAGCTCGCGGAGGAGGTTGGCGGCGAAACGCGCTGGCGGGCCAGCCGTCTGCGGCGCCGTAACGCTTCGGAAGTGCTCGAGCTCTTTGACAAAGGCAGAAGGAGAAGGCTCGGAACTGGCGACAAGCGGCGCCGGAGCGATGCTAGCCGGAGTGGCCGCGGCCATTTCGTGAATCACCTCCTCCATCCCATGCTCCGCGCTGGTTTCAAACTGTCCTGTGTCCAAGTCCTCGCCGCTTTGAATGCTCCGGAGCGTGCGCAGCTTGCGGTCCGCCACGATCTGTTTGCGCTGGTCGCCGAAGCTTTCGGGCTGCCGCCACACGTAGAACTCGGAGGGGCTGGCCGTGTTGCGCCGGCTCACGCGCCCTTGAATCTGGTCAAACGTGTCCCCCGCCCAGTTCAGCGTGGCCAGGTGGACCGTGCGCGGGCGGTCGCCCACGATGTCGTCCATGTCCAGCCCCGTGCCTCCGCTCTTGGGCGTGGCCAGGGCCACCTTATAATGGTCGCTCTGGAAATCGCGGTTCGCGGCGGCTTTCTTGTCGCTGTCCGGCCCGAAGATCTTGGCATACTTAATCCCGCGCTGGTCCAGCTCGCGCGCCAGGTATCCCAGAATGCCCGGCACCACTTTGCCTTCGAGTCCCTTGATGGCCGTCTCGTTCACCCCTTCGCCAAACACGATCACACGCCGGCCGCGGTCCAGGTCCTTCAGCAGCGCGCGCAGGACGGCAGGCGCTTTCTGCGCCTCGGTCCAACGGGATATCTCGTTACTCTTCTGGCCGGCCAGGTTGCGGCGGGCTTCGGGCATCCGCGTGGCGGCGATCCGCTCATCCCAGTATTCGAGCATGGCCTGGTGATCCTGCGCCTGGTCGATGTTCAGCGGTTCGGCATTGCGCCAGTTCACCTCGCCAAAGAACGGATACTCGCGCCGGATGAGCTGCCCGTTACGCACTGCCAATGTGCGTTCGGCCTTGATGTTGTCGATCACCCGCGCCCACGTCATGTCTTTGTCGAGCACGGCACGCTGACGGATCTCCCCGTTAATGATCTTCTCCTCGTAATGGTAACCCAGCCGCCGCGCGATCTCCGCTTCCGTCTTGCCCGTCAGTTGTGCCAGGAAATAGGCCGCGTGCGGCGGGCTGTCCATGGGCGTCGCGGTCGCGAACACTTTATGCCGCGCGTCAATCAGCCGCGTGTTCCAGGTCCGGGTGCTATCCGCGTTCTTGAGGTTGTGCGCCTCGTCGTACAGCACCAGGCCGAACTTCTTGCTTGGGACGGTCCCACGGCTCAGGTCGTTGTACGTGGCGAATTCGATGCCCTGGCTGGGAATGCCAAAGCGGATTTGATCCTGCTTGAACCGGTTCTCGATGACTTCCTTGCTCGAGGTGACGATCAACGAGGGCAGCTTGGTGCGCAGAGCCGTTTGGGCGGCCACCACCAGTTCCGTGCCGGTCTTGCCTACGCCCGTCCCGTCCCCGAGGAGGAACGCGGGCTTGCCGTCTTCGAGCGCGGTGAGGGCGAGGTTGGCGGCGCTGCGCTGCGTTTCATCGATGCCGAGTCCGGCCGGCCCCGTGTATTCGCCACTGCGGACAATCGGTCGGGCCGCTGGTAAATCTCCCTCGTCAACCACTCTAAGTCCGGGCCGCCGTGGACGGCTGCCGCCTCCTCGAACTGCTCCAGAAAGCTGCGATTCCAGTCCAGGTCCTGCCGGCCCGGCTGGTGTGGCGATTCGGTTACCTTGGGCGTCATAAAGTTCAGTCTCCTCGCGCGGCGTCATCCGCGCTTTGAGGTGTGCGGCCTCGGTGAACTCGCGCACCTGGTTGTATGCGGCATGGTAATACTCGGCAAATTGACCGTCAAGGGCCTGCCCCATGGCCCGGGCAAAGCTCGGGAAATCCGCCGCACCGCTCTCGATCACGTTGCCCGCCACCTGCGTCAAGTCGCGCAGCAACGAGGGGTCGAAGTTCGGAATCCCCGCGCCGGCGTCCAGGCCCAGGTCGCCCGCGTCCATGCCATGCTCGGTTTCACCAAAGCCCGGCACGGAACGGCGGAAGCTCCATTGACTCTCGGGAAATACGGCGGGAATGTGGCCCTTGGCCTTTTCTTGGGTTGCCAGAACCTCGAGTTGGCGCGCGCTGGATTCCCTCTCCGCACTCTTGGAATACCTGGTCCAGGAGGCGTTGAGAATCGAAGAAAGCCCCTCGCGCCTTTCCAAGTCGGCGCGTTCTCCATCCCAAATTGCGCTGAGCTGGCTGGTCTGGAGCTTATTCCAGCGAATCCTGCCGTCCGCGTTGCGCGGCGCGGTTTGGATCGCCAGCCGCCCGTTGCGGATGCGGCGTTCCCAATTCGAGCGCTGGCTCAGCCAGGCTTCGTATTGCTCGGGCAGACCGCTGGCACTGGTGGGTTGTTCGGCAAGTCGCTCAGGTGGCAGCTTTGCGCGAGGTCGTTCTCCCTGATCTCCAGGCTGCCGTCCGGATGCTCGGTCACGCTGCTCCCGTCCTTGAATCTGCTCGTCTTCAACCGCTGTTCGGATGGTGTAACGCTGTATGTCACCGAGCTCGGCATAGGATTTACGGTAAATCAGCCCTGCCATCTCGTCAAGAGCGGCGCGGATGGTGGGTTCGTCCAGTTCGCCGGGCGTCATGTCCCGCACCGGCTCACCCGCGTCCATGCCGTGCTCAGTCTCGATGCCTGCCTTGTTCAGCACTTCGGCCTGAAATTCAGGCGACAGGGCCTCTGCTTCGGGCGTGGGCACCAGCATCCTGCGCCCCGTTCGGTCGGTGTGGATCTCGCCCAGCGGCTGGGTTCCCGAGAAAATCTGTTTGCCGCGCACTTGCAGGCTCTGCACAAACGCCTGGTGATCCGCCTCGGCCTGGGCGGCAGCCGTCGCTTCGCGGTCGATGCGGGCGGGTTTGCTGGCGTCCGCCCAAGCGCGCGAGATGAGCTCGCCGGCATCCTGCGGCACGCCACCCGTGGGCACCACGCCGCTTTCCTGCGCCTTTTGGATCCCTTGCAGCGTTAGCTCCACTTTCGGCCTGCCGGGCACGAATGTCTTTTGATACGCCTGCCGGAGCCGCCGGTATTCGGCGCTGTTCCCCTCATCCCGCACGGCGGCGATTTGCTCGAGGATGTTTGCCAGGTCATCATGCTCACCGCCTCCAGCCCATTCCTGCACCACCGCTGCGGGCTTCTGGCCGGCGCGCATGGCCTTCAGCGCGGCGTCCAGGTCCGGCCCTGTCAGTCCGCCATTCTCGCGCACGGCATCGCGAATCGTATAAAGATCGCTTGTCTCCTCGCCCGAGATCGGCACCACCGGTTCGGCCCGTGGCGGCGTCCAGGCAGGTTGCGCGTTTGGAGTTGAGGGTTGAGAACGGCGGCGGAGCTCCTCAGCTTGGCGGGCGCGTTGTTCCTCGAACCACGCCTTATTGGCGGCAATCTCCTCGGGCGTCTGCACCATGGCCACACGCTGCGGAGCCACCGGCGCATTCCGCTGAGCCGCCTTGGCGCGCAGTCGCTCGATGGCACTGGCCGCCGCATCCCGGGCGAACACGGGCGGACCACTGGGGACCGCACCCGCCCCCTCTTTCCCGGGGAGCGCGACCGTCCCGGTCGCTGTGTTGGGCGTCCCGCCCGACACTCCTGCCGTTCTCCCCTGCACCACCTGCTCGGGCATTTCGACGGCGATCTTGTCTCCATGATCGGCCACATTCGCGGCGGCCTGCACCACGGCGGGCGCGTTGGCCTGGTCGGTCACCACCGCTTGCTTCTCTGTGCCATCCGGCGCGCGCACCACTACCACGCCGGCGGCCTGCTCGGGCGCCGGCTTGGCGCTGATGCCATAGCCCAGCACATCCCCCAGCCGATTCTGCGCCACCGCATCGAGAATGGCCGTGCCGCTGATCCGCTGCGGGTTGAAAAGGATAGTGCCATGCGGCGTCTCAACGCTGGAGAAGTCGGCCAGGGTGGCCCCCTCGGGCAACGCTTCGCCTGGGGTGAACAGCACCGCATCCCGTTTCCCATTACGCAGCCATTCGATCTGCGCCGCAAGAGTGGCCGGCGGCTCGGGAACTGGAGGGGCGACCGCTGGAGGGGCGAGCGCCGCGAACCCCTGATTCAAGTCAGGGCGTCCTGGAACTCCGCCCTCCACCACAGTAGGAGGCAATCCCCTACCTTCCGCCGCCTTCTGCCGTTCAAACGCCTGCACCTCGGCCTGGTTCTGGAGCCTGGCCGCCTCGATCTGCGCCGTCGTCTGGGCCAGGAGATCCGGCACCGGCTGCGATTGCCCCTGTCCCGTCTGCGGCAGGGCCACCACGCCAGGAAACAGCACCGGCTTATCCCCGGGCACTTCCGGCGGCACGGTCACCGGCACCGGCTCGCGTCCCATTGCCACGCGCGCCTGGTTCCGCTCCTCTGCCGCGGCCACGGGATCGAACGCCGCTTTCTCGCCCGGTTTAACCGGCCCCAATGCGCTTAAAACCTTCTGCAGCACGCTGGCCTGGGGCACCAGGCCATCAGGCCGCGGCGACCCCGGCGGAGGCGCCTGGCGCGTGGGCAGGAGCCCATGCTTGGCCGCCGTGGTGGCGAAGGCCATGGTGCTCAGCGCATCCGTGCTGAGCTGCGCCAGCTTGCGCTCGTCGCGTTCTCCGGGCGGTTTGGCCAACTCTTCGCCGATCGCCGCGCCCGTCTCGGGCAGGTGCGACGCCATATCGATGGCAAACGCCAGCGCGACCGCTTTCTGCACCACTTTGGGCGCGCTGCCCAGGCCGAGCGTGGCGAGCCCCGCCGTCGAGGTGAACCAGTTCACCGAATTGGCAATGCTCTCGTGGGCGCCGGCAAATTGCTTGAGCCAGGTCGGCCCTTCCTCGTCAATCAGCTTCTTCTGATCTTCCGAGAAACTGCGCAGCAGCTTCACGTGCGGCTCGTTGAACGCCTGCACCAACCCCTGGTAAGCCGGCTCATTCCCCTCCGGCCGCGACACCGGATTGACACCCTGCCGGATCGATTGAATCGTCTTAGGCGCCAGGAAAAGCTGGTCTGCCGGCGGCTGCGGTTCGGGCGAGCTTTTGTCGTAGAACGGAATGGCGCGATCGCGGTCCGCCTCCTCGAAGCTGAACGTCTTGCTCGGATCCGCCGCTTCCTCGAATGTGAACGTGTCCGGCGCCGTAGCCGTAGCCGTCCCGCTCGACCCTCGACCTTCGACCCTCGGCTGCTCCATGGGCTGTCCGAGGGCTTCCTCGAATGTGAATGTCTCGGGCATTGCCGGGCTATTGGCGGGTCACGAACTTCTCACCATCCCACGTGGCAATGCCTCGCGGCGTGATATACGCCTGGCCCGCTTTCAGATCCGCCTTGCTCTTGGGCAAAGCCAAAGCCTGGGCGGATGGGGATTTACCCGCCGGAGTTGCGGTGTTAGGCTTCGCTCCGGACTGACCGCCCAGGTAATCGGACAAGGCGCCGCCCGCGCTCTGCGCGCCCAGCGTCTTGATAATTCTGCCATCGGGACCCACGAGGAGGTTCACCCCGCGATCGCTCACGACCTTGCTCCCCTCGGGATACCCGGCATTGGCCTCCTTCGGCTTGGGCTGGTAATGCCACTTGCCCCCGCCGATCGGGATATTGTGGCCGATCACGTTCCCATCCGAATCTTGCACTTCCTGTGCCGTGCCCACGTCGCCCGGGGCTCCGACATTCGGCACGATGTGCAGCGCTTGCACCAGGAGCGAGGGATTGCGCCGGAACGCCACCGCCGCTCCGCGCGGGCTGGCATTGATCGCCGCCAGGAGTGGATTGACAGCGGTCGAAGGTCGAGCGCCGCTGGTCGAGGGCTGGCCTTCGACATTCGACCCTGGGCTTTCGACTCCGCCCTGTGCCGCCTGCACCCATTGCTGCAGGAAATTCTGCTCGTGATTGGCGTCCTCGGCTGCCGCGATATCCAGCGCGTTTGCGTGCGCCGCCTGGGCTCTGTAGCGTTGCCCGGCATCGAGGAGTTCCTGTGTCCGCGCTCGAGTTTCCTCCGTTTGCGCCTGTTGATGCGCCTGTGCCGCCTTGAGCGCGAACCCTTGCACCTTGCCTTCGAGATCCGCCAGGCCGGCCGAGTCCGCGAACTGCCTTAGCGCATCGCCGCTCTCATCATCCGGCGCATACGCTTTGAGCGTTTGCCGCAGCGCCTTGGCCTTGGTGGCCGCCGCCGCGTAATCCGGCACGCCACCAATGCCGATGCCTTCGAGAATGTTCGCCCCGCGCCCGCGCCCGCCCCAGCTCGTGACTGTGCCCGCCGGCCGCAGCGCGCCGCCCAGGGCACCCCCGAGCATGCCGCCGAGAGTGTTCAGGCCCTGCATGGCAATCTGCCGGTCCTGCATCATTAATCCTTCGCCCATAGTCTTGTCCTTTCAGGTTTCAGGTTTCAGCCCTCCGCCCTCTTAAATCGCCCCCAGCAACCCGCCAGCCACGCTGCCCACCGTGCTGCCAATCTGGCCGATCACGCCCATCGTGCTCGGCTGGCTCTGGTTATACTGCCACTGCACGTTCTGGTTCTGGTTGTACAGATTCGAAGCGTAGCTGTTGAACGGGTTGAACATGCTCTGCACCCCGCCGCCGATCGTCGTCGCGTTCTGGTTCGCCTGGCCCACTGTGCCCAGCGCGTTCTGGAGCCCCGTCCCCTGCTGACCGAGCAGCGCCAGCATCGGGTTCCCCACCACCTGCTGGTTCACACCCGTCATCTGCGTGCCGAACTGCTGCCGCTGCGCCAGCGCTTGCTGGCCGCCCCCGTAAAGCTGCATCGCCAGGCCGAGTTGATTGGCATTCGTGCCACCGAGTCCCCGGTTCGCCCACGAGGAATTGACGCTCTTGCTGATATTTGCCGCGTCCTGGGGCAGGAGCTGCGTGCCGGCGGCGAGCCCTTGCATGGCCGAGCTGTTCAACGCGTCCACCAGCGCCTTCTGCTGCGGATTGGCAGCCGCCAGCGCCGCGGAGGCCTGCGGCGCGAGCTGCTGCACGTTGCTGATGTTGCTGGCCAGGTTCGCCCGGGTGCTGTCGGCCTGGAGCTGCTGGAGCTGCGGCGCCACCTTGCCATAAAGATCGAGCAAACCGCCCTGGCCATTCTGGCCCTGGAGCAGTTGGCCCAGCGTCTGGATATCCAGCGCTGTGTAGCCGGGCTGCACCTGCTGAGCGGCCGCCAATTGCTTGGGTGCCAGGTCGATTTGTGCCTGCAGCGTATCGCGCGTTTGCTGCCCGATGTTCTGCGGCGCCGGTTGATCAGGTCCGAAGCATCCCATAAGTCAGAGTGGTTGAAGGATGAAGGATGAGGGATGAAACCTGAGGGCTGAAATTTCAGGTTTCAGGTTTCCGCCTTCAGCCTTCCTTTCAGGTTTCAAGTTTCCGCCCTCAGCCTTCGTTTTCACAGTTGTTTCAGGTTAAACGTTGCCGAGCCCAGCCGGTGATATCCCAGCTTGTCGATGTAAGGCAGGAATGGACTCTCCGCCGCGCAAGGCAGGCAAATCGTCCGCAGCCCCATGGCCGCCGCCGTGCATTCCGCCAGGTTCAAGAGATAAGCGCTCTCTCGCGCGTGGACGTTCTTCGAATCGGCCCACACGTTGAGCATCGTGATGGCCCCGATCGAGGCGTAGCCGATAATCTGCCCATTCTTCTCCGCCAAATGCGTAGCGCCCACGATCTGGTGTTGATCTTCCGCCGCCACCTTGGCCAGCGCCGCCACTTCTTCCTTGCTGCTGATCTTCCGCAACCACGGCAGCAACGGCATAAACGGCAGCGTAAGCGCAGCATGCCCATCGCCATTGCCGTTCCCAGGCCGGCCTTCGACCCTCGCCTCTCGACTCTCGACTGCGTTATTCACGCCAGCACCTCCCCAAACACCCACAAGTTCCCCGTGCTCACGAACACGCTGGGCACCATCACCCGCAGGTAAAGCGTGCTCTCCGTCCGCGTCTTGGCGCTGGCGGCCGTCTGGAGCGTGCTTTGCCAGACCATATCGCCATCGCTGTAGTTCGGCCCCACCGTCGCCGCGGCCAGGAGCGTGCCCGCACCCGCCGCCGCCGTCCGGATCTGATACCCAAACGCAAAGTTGCCGTAAGCGATCGGCGACACCGCCTCGAAGAAGATCTCTTTGATCAGGTAGCGGGTCGCCAGCATGGTCACCGAGAGATCCGTCAAATACGCCGTTTCGAGGTCCACCGCCGTGAGATAGCCGAGCAGCCCGTAACGGCTCGCCTGCACCTTCGACCCCAGGATGAGCCCCGCGATGGCCGTGATCGTGGCCCGTTTGTTGGATGAGTCGCTGCTATCCAGGAGCGCCAGCGAATCCGCCATCACCGGCGTGGCTTTGCTGGTCAGAGCGCTAATGAGCCAGGTCAATCCCCGCGGACTGGCCGCGTTCCAGCCCAGGCCCGTGCCGGCCACGCTATCGGCCAGCTTGTTGCCCGTCACAAAGCCATCCGCCATCATCGCCCGCCCCGTGCTATCAGCCGTGAGAAGCGCCGCCAGGTCGCTCGGGCTCAAGTGCGAGAGCTTGATGCTCCCCTCCTTGACGCGCAGCACCTTGGCCCCGCTGCCGGCATTGGTCTCGATCGTCACGTCATCGCACACCGCGCCCGTGCCGCCGCTGCCTACCAGCTTGGCGCCGGTGATCGTGTCATCGCCGATCGCCGTGGGCGTGGCGCCATCCACCGTGCCCGAGACGACCACCGTTGGCCGGCCGAGTTGATTGAGTTTGGCCACGTCCGTCTTCTCGCCAGGCGCGAACACGTAGCCGGGAATGAGTTGAATGCTTAGAGCCATAGGAATGGTCGATAGTCGATAGTCGAAGGTCGAAGGCCGGAAGGAAGCGCCAGCCTGCTGGCCCTCGACTCTCGACTTTCGACTTTCGACTTCATGTTAGTCGGGTCAGGAGTCGATGGTCGAAGGCCGAAGGTCGAGGGCCGGAAATCAGCGCCAGCCTGCTGGCCCTCGACTTTCGACTTTCGACTCTCGACCATTTCTCGACTCTCGACTTCATGTTAGTCTTTCACGCTCGCCGCCCGTCGTCCGGGCACGGCGCTGATCACACTCGAGAGCACGCGCAATTCCCCCTGGCTGGTCTCGATCACCAGTTGCAGGAATCGGCTTTCCTCGCGCATGCGGAACGTCTGCACCGTTTCCTGGTGCAGGTCCACCGGCACCCCGCTCCCGAGTTGGATGCCAGTGCCGGACGTCATCACGCTGGCCGTCACCGCACCGCTTGAGGCCGGGAACGTGGGAGTCATGGCCAGCACCAGTCGATATGCCGCTCGGGTCACGTTCAGAACGATCGGCGTGCCCGGTGCGCACAGCGTCCAGGAGCCCTGCCCGAACGTCGGAATGTTGTCTCCCACCAACGCCAGCGCATATTCATTGGCACCCGGGATAACGGTCCACAGACCATCGGTCGGGATGGTCAGAATGTATTGGCCTTGGCTGTATTGCGCCCCTCCCGGCACCAGTTCAGTTCCGGGCGGCACCACCAGGCTGTAATCCTCGCGCTCGGCTCGCGCGAAATCCCCATTCACATTGGTGGTGTCATAGTCCGGCTGGTTCCAGGTGATATACTTCGCAGGATCCGCCGCGCGATTGCTCCACAGCGCCTCCTCGGTATAAACACTCTCGCGCCGCACCTTGAGCGCCCAGAGCGGATTCCACCCCGCCACCGCCAGTTCGCCTGCCAGGAAGCGCTTCTGGAACGGCTGCCCGCAATCGTAGCCGCGCGTCACCAGCCGTGTGGCAATCGGCGTGCCCGAGTCATCGAGCATCTCGGGCGCAAAGGCTCGCAACGTGCCATCCGCATTGGCCCACGCCAGCGTCTCGACGCCCCCGAGCATCATCCTGGCGAACTGCACCGGCTGCAGCCCATCCCCCTGCCAAATCCCCATCCACTGATTGGTCTGCGTCGAGAACACCAGCACCGCATTGTTCCTGACCTCTGACCTCTGACCTCCGACCTCCGACCCCTGTCCCGCCATCGGCACGGCAAAGAAGATCTTATTCTGCCACGAGGCCCCGCACGCGATCTCCGCATTCAACCAGTCCACCTGGTCGATATACGGCTGCATGGGCGTGCTCTCGGGCACCGCCGCGCCGCGCCAGGTCCCATACTGCGTCTGCGCCATCGTCATGACGCCCCGCCGACCCAGGATCCACACATCCGCCCCCACCGGCACCACCGCCAGCGGCGACGTTCCGCCCCATTCGCGCGTGATCTCCGTGAGCTGCCATTTATCCGCCGTGTCTTCGAGATTCAGAAACGAGAGAACGCTGAGCCGCTTGACAATGATCAACGTGCCCGGCCCGTGGGGGATCACCGCCATGATCGGGTCCGCCTCGCCCAGGTTGGCCGTGATCGAGTTGGCAAACGGCTCAAAATGCACCGGATCATTCGGGTCACTCACCAGCAGCGTATCCCGCTCGTTCACCAGCACCGCCCGCTGCGCGTACCAGCACCCCTCGCGCGCCGGCGCAATCGGCATGGCACTCGCGCCCTTGCGCTGCAGCGTGCCCGTCGAGGAAGCATTCGCTTCGAGCGCCCCGCTATCCTTGGCCAGTGCCGCCAGCGCGCTGGTGTAGAGCTTGAAATGATTGTCATCGATCGGCCCCACGTAATTGTTCGTGCTCGAATTCGTGCCGGTGAGAAACGTCACCTGGTCGCCGGGCGCCAGCCGATGATTGGCCAGCGTGTAAACCTTGCTCGTGCTATTGTAGGCAAACGACAGCACCACGGGCGCCGCCGCGAATCCGTTCTGCCACGCTGTCTTGCCCACATCCGGCTGCAGGATCAACGGCGGCGCCCCGTTGCCGTAGGGCCCCGGGTTCACGTTATCCAGCTCGAGATAGAAATGACCGTCCACGGTCCCCTCGTCGATCGCCAGGTCCGCCCCGCTTGCCGTGGCCCGCAGCGTGAGCACCGTGGCCGACGTCAGCGCCACGTAATAATCCGTGTTGGTCACCAGGCTGGCCAGGTTGCCGTCCTCGCTCACGAACCGCACCCGGTCGCCCGTAGCGAACGGCGCTGCGGCATGAAGCGTGATCGTGTGATCCGTGCCGTTCACGTCCGCGGTTTTGAAGTAAGCGCGGGCATTGCCTTGCCGCAGGAGCAATAACCCGCGCAGGCAGGGCACCAGCCGAGCCGGCCCCCACACATCGAAGCCATTGAGCGCGATTTCGAGCGGCGCATTGCCATCCTGCAGCCGCCAGGCCCGGCCTCGGCCGCCGGCCGTCGTCGCCGCGTCGCTCACCCAGAGATTGCAATCGAACCCCTCGGGATCTTGCCACCGTCCAAACGCTCGGACGGTGCCCGGGAACACTTTTGTATTGGCATTGATCTGCCCCTCGGTTGGCTGCGCGATCCCCGGCCGATTACTGACGCCCGTCCGCTCGAACGTGCGGTTGAGCGCCTCGCTCACCAAGCCCGGTTCCAGCTCAGTTGGCAGGCGCCGGGCGTCCACGCCCGTGAACGCCTTATCGCCGTCATTGAGCTCTGGAATGGTGTTAGGCATTAGAATGGTCGAAGGTCGAAGGTCGAACGTCGAGGGCCGGAGAACGCGCCAGCCCGCTGGCTCTCGACCCTCGACTTTCGGCTCTCGACTTCATAGTTACATCACGCTCGAAAACGCCGGCCTGGCCGTTCGGATCCGCATCCGCCGCAGCCGCTCCGGCACCACGTTGCGCATCATGGCTTCCTCGAGCTTCTCCTCCGCCTGCCCGATGCGCCGGGCCGAGAGGGTGTCATTCTCCGTCGCCAGCAGTTCGCCAGCGCCCTTGTAAGCCAGGTAAGGGACAAACACCGCCGGCACCGCGTATGCCGGCAGATCTGCATCCGCCACGCTATCGAGGCTCGGGCACGGCTTCAGGTATTCCACCCAAACGGTGGCCACGTCCCCGGCTACGGTGAACGTGTTATTGCCCTCCTCCCACGCCACGTCGCGCCAGACCGTGTGTGTGAGCGGGTTGCCGGTGTAGATCCCCAGGATATCCCCGATCTCGTTCGACGCCCCTTCGCGGCGGGAGAGCACCCGCGCGGTGGGCGTCATGGCTTCCGGATCCACGCGCAGATCGCTCCAGATCTGGGTATTCCAGATCGAGCGCAATTCGGTATCGAAGAACCCGCGCAGCATGGCCGCTTCGGAGAGCAGGATCTTATCCCGGGTCCTGCCCGCCAGCTCGACCGCCTTATTGAGCAACTGCGCGTAAGTGATCGTTTTCATTTGATCAAGGATGAGGGATGAAACCTGAGGGCTGAATTTCAGGTTTCAGGTTTTCGCCTTCAGCCCTCTTCTGCGCCAGCCATTCGCACACGCGCTGCCAATCGCCGGGCGGGATAGCCCCGCCGTGGCGTTTGACGGCCATGAACAACTGGGCATCCGCCTCGGAATAGAACTGGGCGATATCCAGTCCCGTCCCGTCCTCAGCGATCTGCGTCACGGCCACGTTCATCACCGGCAGCATGCTCACCGTGCGAATGGCGTATGCGAGACTCATGGCTGCCATAATCCAGGGCGTCGTGGCACTCCGCCCTCCACTGGAAGGGCGAGATCATCTGGAGGGGCGAGCGCCGCGAGCCCCTGATTTAATCCCCACTTCGTTTTCATGTGGCCAGTCCGAGCAGGGCCTTGCCCTGGTCGCTATTCGGGTCGATGCCGGCCCGGGCCAGGGCGTCGAGCATCTTCTGACGGGCCGAGACATTGGCCAGCGCCTTGAGCTGGTCCCAGTCCGCCTGGGTGGGAGCGGCGCCGCCGGAGAACATCTTGTAAAGCTGCTCCCCGATGGCGATGCCCGTCGGGCCAAACTCCTGGATAAGGGCGATAATGGCGGCGATGCTCATGGCTGTGTCCTCGCGAGGTTGATGGTGGAAACGACGTTGGAACTGGCCGTCAACACCATGCCGGTGGCCGGCGCATTGGTGTTGAAGGAAGCCAGCGCGACCGCCTGGCCCCAGACAACGCGGAAGCCGTCCCATGCTCGGAGCACGCCCGGCACGCCATTGGTCTTGACCTGGCCATGCGTCACCAGGTCCAGGTAAACATCCAGCGCGCCGCTGGTGGCCGTGTAGACGCCCGAGAGCGTCTGGTACGTGACGCGGTTCTGGTTGGCGCACCCGGCGCCGATAGCCACTGCGATGGCCAGCGTTAAGCCAGCCAGCAGGGCAAGGAATGAATTCGTTTTCATTTTCATGGTTTTCTCCGGCACCAATACTTGATCGTCTGCCATCCCAGGTAGAGGACAGCGCACACGGCGACCAAGCAGATCAATGATGCCAACAGGTTCACTTGGGCGGCCCTCCGTTACCGTTGGCGCTTTGGTCGGGCACCTTGCTGCCCACCACGCCCCGGCAGACAAAGCCAATGCAAATGAGCGTGACTGAGTAGAGCGGGTCCTTCACCTCGAGCCCCTGCAAGGCCATCCAGCACATGGTGGCCAGCACCATCACACACACCAGGTCCGCAAAGGTCATCTGCACGAAATTCGACAGCGCTTCGAGATATCCCTTCTTGTGAGACGGATCGTCGCACGCCGCTTCCGGCGCGGGGATTGGTGTTACAGAATCACTCATATCAGCCTTTCATATTTCATATTTCAGCCTTCAGGTTTCAGGTTTCCGCCTTCACCCTCACGGCTTCAGGCTCCGGATCAGGATCTCGTTCTGGCTGATCATGGTCTTCAGCAGATCGGTGATATTGCGCACCCGCTCGTTAGCCTGGTCGTTGAGCATGGACATCTGCTGGCGCGTGGCGGAATCCGTCACGGTCACAAACACGCGCAGGTCCTCGTCTGTCTTGGAGAGCTGGCGGATCTCGACCTCATGTTTGGCGAGCTGCCCCACGCTGGTGAAATACGCGACCGCCAGGCCGATGAAGATGCCGATAAGCCCATTGCTCAGCGTGCTCCAGAGTTTCGGTTTGGTGTCGTAGTTCATGAATGAGTTGAGTCAGTCGTTGAGTTAGCGGCTGATGATCTGCCCCACTCGCAGCGTGGTGGCGCGCAGGGTGATCGGCGCGGGAGTTGCATACTGATACGCGCCGATGTCCCACATCGAACCGCGCGGCTTCCCGTCCTTATCCACCGTGAATAGTGACGAAAGATTCATCCCAGCACCAATACACACGCTTCCGGATTGCAGGTGCGGGTCGTAAGGGCTATTCGTGCTCACCAGTCCAGGAAATCCACCATTGATCCCGTGCCCCTCGCTGATGCTCTTTGTTTCACCGCTTGGGCCTGCGTAAAAGTTGTAGTCATGATCCTCGCCGGCGTTGTCCATGTCTCCAATGATGCCTTGATTTGCCGAGGTGGCAGGGCTCCCACAGCCGAACAGGATATTGTTATAGAACTGGCTCCCCGCGCTACCACCGCGGTCGTTTCGGAACGCGACAATGGTGGAGGACCCGCAACCAACCCAAGTGTTGTTGTAAAACATGGTTCTTGGCGCGCAGACATTCATTTGCATTTCCCCGCCAATGAATAGGTTATTCCTGAACACAATATCATGCACGGCGTTGTTGGTGTTCGTGTCCTCAAGGTTTCCAAGTTGGGCGTTGCAGTTGGTCAGGGTGTTCTGCTCGAAGACGATCTCGTGGCACTCCTCTCCGTTATTTGAGAACGTCTGGATCGTGTCGCAATGGTTCGGGTTTCCTCCGTCGGTCGAAATGTTGTTGAAAGTGTTGCTGCGAATGATGTGGCGAGCGCCGAATACCCTCAGGGCGTCCCACCCGTGAGAGTCAACGAGTAGGCACTGCTCAACCGTGTTGCTGTATCCGGCCCATGAGATCATCTCCTGATCTATGCAATTACTCAGAACGCAGCCGCGCACCGTGTTGTTGTGGCAGCCGTTCGTCCACTGCGGACTGTCGCCTCCAAAATTGATGCCGTTGTAAATAGCAGACCACCTGTTGCTAAGTATCAGGTTATCATGGCAGTTCGTCGTTGAGAAGTTGATCCTGCCAGTAAACGCCGGATTCGCACATTGCCAGGAAACATCCTTAACAACATAATAACTGTTTTGCAGCGTCACGCTGCCAGTGACAACAGGCGCGTTGCTCCCCAAAATGGTGATCGGATATAACACGGTGCCGTTGGCGGCAGTTGTCGCGTCCGCTGAATACGTGCCTGCTAATAGGACGACCGTATCCCCTGCGGAAACCACGTTAAATCCGGCCTGAAGTGTGGCGAATGGAGAGGCATAGGTGCCCGGATTTCCGTCATCACCACCCGACGACACGTAGTAAGTGGCCGCTCTGGTAGAATGCGCCAGCAGCAGCAGCAGGATGCAAAGTGCGAGTCTCATGGCAGCACGTAAATCTCGATTCCCCAATCCCTGCCCGATGGCAACTGGCTCGCATTTGAATACCCGTTCCCGGATATCGCATCTGCGGTGTAAACTACATACGTCGATCCCGATTCGACAACCAGATGCGCACAGAAGGACCCGGTCACCTGTGGCGCATTGCTGCTCCATGTGAAGGTTGACATTCCGTAGCCATTGTAGGTCGCCTGACTATCAGAATTGCCTCCGTGTTTCGTGCCTCCAAAATTTTCAGAATCCCATATTTCGACATGCGCTGTGGCCCCATTGTCTTCTGTCAAGAATGCAACAGAGTAGATGGTATAAGCAGTTGAATTAACAATCGACTGTGATTTGGTGGAAGACGTGTTTGCCGCTGATTCTGCCAAATACCCGCTGTTCTGGACCAACAGCGTAGGCGTCGGCGCATCCCCGTCCCAAGGATAGCCCTGCGTGCCGTTCTTGCCGCGATTAAACAGGTCAGCCAGCTCCGCCGCGCTCAACACCCGGTTCCAATACCCGGCATCGTCCAGCTTTTGCAGTTGATCCGCTCCGCCCGAGGCACTCATGGAATCGAAGTTGATCGGGATGCTCGCCGTTTCCGGGGCTTCCGTCATGGCCGTGGTGGCCTTGGTGCCGCCATCCAGCGAGATCCACACCACTTGATTGGTCGAGTCGTATCCCCCGGCGACCAGGTGCCAGGTATTGGCCGTAACCGTGCTGCTGGCCGCCGCTTCGTACAGGGCCGTCGAGGCGCCGGTCACCACAAAGCTCCAGCGGCCGGCGTGGCCGCTATCGGTGTTCTCCTCGAACACCCAATTAAACGAGCCATCCGCCGGGTCCCAGGTGCCGAAGTTGCCACTCAATGACGTGCTGCCCAGGCTCACCCACATCGAAAAGCTGAACGATTGCGCGGAGACAAACGCCGCGTCCGATCGCGTCAACTGCTGGTGACCGGTGTAGTTGGCGCAGTTGGTGATCTGGCCGGTGGTGTCCGCCAGCGTGCCGACATTGGAGAGCGTATGCCCATTACCCGTGGCGTCCGCGTGCGAGCCGCTGGCCTCGTCATTGGGCCAATACGCCACCAGGCCCTGGTTGAGCGTGTTGGTGTAAACCGGCGCGCTGGAGACTGGAGGCGATGTGAGCAGCGCCAGGTGTGCCGGGTCGGCAAACCAGTCCTGGGCCAAAGCTGAAGGCTGAAAGCTGACGGCTGAAAGCAGCACAGCCAGCGTGGCTGCGGACTGGCGTCCGCGGCTAATCATTTGGCTGAATGAGCGCATAGGTCACGTGCGAGACCGGCAGGTTGGATCCCGAGCAACTGGCCGCCACCTGGTAAACGCCATTGGAGACGCCCAGCGTGACGCCGTTGGTGGTGGCAAAGCCTTCCAGCGTGGCGCCGGCGGGAAATCTCATCGTGAACGCATTGGTGACCGTGATGCGGTAAAGCGTGTCCCGATACTCGCCCGTGCCGCAGTTCGTGGCACCCAGCCAGCAGATGTTGGTGCCCCAAGAGAATTCAAAGATAGGATTGTGGAACTGGCCGCTGGGGATAGCCAGGTCCACCAGGCAGTTGGTGCCATAGCTCAGCGGAGTGAAGGCACTGGACACCTGGCGCACGGGCGGGTTGCTCACCACCAGTGTTCCCACGGCCATCGAATCGAAGTTCGTCCCACCGCTTGTCCCAGCAACCGTTACGGTTCCATCGGTATTGGTGGTCAGTGTGATATTGCTTCCCGCCGCGAGCCCTCGCGGATTTTCAAACTGAACCTTGCCGGATACAGCTCCTGTTAGAATGCTTCCTGCGATAGTGCTGTACACCGATGTATCCCCACTAACCGCCAATACCGTTCCGCCGCGCGTGCTCGTCGCGCTGAGCCGGCTGCCGGAAGCCCGAATGAGCCCACCCGCCCACACTTGCGCCGCCATCGTTTCTGATGAGGCGTCGATCGACTCCAGAACCGAACCAATCAAATCGACAGCGCACCCCGCGCTCATCAAAGCATGTTGCCCTACGCCGCTGCCGGTAACCGTGGAGTCATAGGCCACTCGGATGGTTGAACCCATGATCCGCACCCGGCTGTTGTGTCCATTCTTAAAGGAACCGAACCCGCCATCGGGTATCAGCGCCACACCATCGTAGGCTCCAGTCAACTGGCAGCCGACAATGGAGATATCAACCGCGTTGGTGCCGTTGAAAATCACAATGTCCCCCATCGCTCGCATCTTCACATTGTAGAGAGAGAGGTCCCCAGAATCATAGAGCGTTGCGATGGGCACTCCGCTGGTAATGCTACCGCCATACATCGTGAAATCTCCGTGAGTTTCCAAAGTGGCCGTAGCCGTGGAACTTCCACCAAGAATCGTGGCCCCTTCCGCGCTGAGTGTGATATTTGTCAACGCGATCGGAATCGATGCCGCTTCGTCGTAAACTCCAGGCAGCAAGCTAAACAGCATCCCGGGCTTCTGCTTCACCGCGGCCGCCGCCAACGTCTTGAAGGGCTTCTCTCTGACCCCAATTACGCCGGTCGCGTCGCTGCCATTGGTCGCATCCAGCCACAGCACCAGGTTATTGGTGATACCGGAAACGATCACCTCGCCATTGGTGGTTACTCCCAGCAACACCCGCGCGTCGGCCGCGTTGGTGGCCCGCAACACGGTGCGCATGTAGGGCGTGGTGGGGATGGGAGTGGGCTGGGCGGGGCAGAGCGGGGAAAGCAGAAAGCAGAAAGCAGAAAGCAGAACTAACTGCATCCCTCTGCCGTGCGCGAGTGTCTTGGGCTTCATTTCAGCTTTCATATTTCAGCTTTCAGCTTTGGCTTTCAGAGCACCCGGTAATCGACCTTGATCAAGGCTTTGTTGGCGGCAATCGGCGTGGGAGTATCTTCATCCGCATCGGTGGGCGCATTGGACGCCGCCACCACGTACAGCCCGGCGTGGAAGATCGAGCCGTCCGGGAAATCCAGCGTCGCCGTTTGGCCATACGGCACGGTGAAGATGGCATCCGGGCCGGTGCTGTTGTCCGTGCCGGCCGCCGTATCGAACAGCCACACGATCACGTCCGCCCCGGTGGCCGTCGGCACGCTCACGGTGATTTTGTAGAGTTTGCAGCGGGCGGTGGCCACCTGCACTTTGGCCACATAATCCCCCTCGCTTTGATTGGTGGCCTTGTTGTCGGCCCCGAGCACATTGACGATTTGCATAAATCAATTCTTCTCCAGTTGGGCTGCCTGGCGTCAGGCATACCGTTTCACCACCGTCCGCGCCGCGCCGCGGTACCCCGTCACCACCCGTCCAAACGGTTGCACGGTGTTCACCCGGAACTGCGGATGCTCCCGCAGCGCGTATTTCAAGAGATCCGAGTCCTCGCTCCACGCCTCCTGGCCGTAGCGCTGTTCCATGTTGAAGAACAACGCCGCCGGGATCCGCGCCTCGACGCGGCCGAACTCCTCGCCGTCCTCATCGAGCAGCGGGATGCGGTCCGAGCCCGGCGCCCCCGCCAGGCGCTGCTGCTGCACGTCGTAGGCCACCTTGGCCGCCTTCTCACGGTTCACCAGCTCCTCGCAGAACTCGGGCAGCACCGTGATGGGCAGCCCCAGGGCCTCGAGGAAATCCGCCGGCGTATGAATGACACTCATGAGGGTCGAGGGTCGAAGGTCGAAGGTCGAAGGCCGGAGGTTAGGCGCGAGCTTTCTGGCTCTCGACTCTCGGCTCTCGGCTCTCGACTCATTTCAAGGGTCGAAGGTCGAAGGCAGGAAATCAGCGCCAGCGTGCTGGCTCTCGACTCTCGCCTCTCGGCCCTCGACTTCATTTCCGTTGGGTTAAGGGTCGAGGGCCGGAGCCAAAGCCGAGCGCCAGCGTGCTGGCTCTCGACTCTCGCCTCTCGACCCTCGACTGCATATCCTAGCTGGCCGTGAACAACTGGCTGCCGAACGCGCTCGGGTTATACACCACGAGCCCGAGGTAACACTTGATCTCCTTCCGCGTGCCGGCGCCCGTCTGCGCCAGCTCGTTCACCGTGAACGGCACGCCCCAGCGCTTGGCGATCTTCTCGCGCGGGATGGTGTAGCCGGCGTAACCGTCCTCGACAAACGCCCGGTCCGCGCGCGTGCTGGCGCTCGTGCTGTCGCTCTTGGTGGTGGTGGTGCCGATGAAGTCCGTCGGGACAATCAGCAGCCGCCCGTAATCCGTCCGCACCACGTCGATGGTGATGCCCAGCTCGGCATCCGCGAGCTGCTGCGTGAAGCTGCGCGTCTGCGTCGCCGCCACGCCCGTGTTGGTCGATTGCACGGTCACCGTGGCCGGGTCCGTGAGGCCCGTGAAGGCCTGCCGCAGCTCGAGCCCGCAGAGCTGCACATAATCCCGGTTCCGCTTCACCACTCGGCGCAGGGCTTTGACCATCGTGCGGATGGCCGCCAGGTTGAAGTTGGTGCCGATGGCCCCGCTCAACGCGGCCGCCGCGGGCGGCACGTACGTGTTCGGGATCTTGCCGATGGCGTAGCTGGACGCCCCGGTGTAAGTGTTCGAGCGGTTGGTGAGCTGGCCCAGGCCGGCCATGGTGCCGCCGTCCGTGCCGTCATCCTGCGCGTACACCTGGTCTTCCGAGCAGAACGCCGCCTCGATGTCCTGCTTAATGGCCACCATGGCGTCTGCCGCCGCGCGGCCGATCTCGCCACCCTTGCCCGTCCCGGGCAGCTTGGGCACGCGATCCGCGATCCAGCCCACGCCATAGACGCGCCGGAACGCCTGGCCCCCGTTGCCCATCTTGCGGCGCCGGGTCGAATTGTCGGCGATATCGCCATCCGCCACGGGTACGCCGTCGGCCACGCCCTGGGCGCCGGCCACGGTCGGCCAGGTATCCACGGTCCACGCGAAATCGGTGTTGTTGAGGTCGATCTCCCGTTTCGCCATCGTGTAGAGCGGCGTTTCCGCCTGGTCCACGCGGTCGATGACGTCCATGAAATCCTCAAACGGGAGTTTGTTTGTCCGGAGGGTCGGTTCCAATGTCAGTGCCATACCACGAATCTTTCTCGCTGCGGATCGTCGGCCTTTCGACTCTCGTCTTTCGACTCTCGACTGCCTTACGATCCTGGTTCCAGAAACTCGCCCAGCGCGTCGCGGTCTCCCTTCTCAATCCTCTGCTTGGCGGCTAACTGTTTGGCGGCTCTCGGGTCACTCACCCGCGCCCGGCCCGCCACGCTGTTACCGGCCGTAGCCGGCACTCGCGGGGCGATCTTGGGCGGGTTCTTCTTGGCCTGCTGCTGCTGCGCCATGAGCGCCTTGTGACCCACCACCGCCGCGGCGGCCCAGTATTCCCAGTCCGGCCGGCTCTTAAGGCCCGGCATAGCTGCGGCGATGCTCTGCATCGCGGCGGCGTCTGCGTTATCCGGCTGGTCGATCCAGGGCACGAGCCCCTTCACGAACTGATGTTGCCGTTGGTATTCGGCCAGGAACTGCTCGCGTTTGGGGGCCGCTTTGGCGATGCCCTGCCAGTGACTGCGCGCCTTGCGCAAAATCCCGAGCATCGTCTTGGCGCTCCAATCTTCCGAGCCATCCTCCCGCTTGGGAGTCACGCCGTTTTGTCGGAAGTAGGCTTCCACTTCCTCGGGCGCTACGCTGAGGTTGGCGATCTGTTCGTCCACCTCGGCCAGGCCCTGCTCGGCGTTCTCGGCCAACTGGCGCACCTGCGCGACATCGGTCACTTTGTCGAGGACCTGCGGGCCTTCTTCGGCCTTCGCCTCTCGCCCCTCGGCCTTCGACTCCCTGCCTTCGAGCTGCTTCTCGAGCTGCTCGATACGGCCCAGGAGTTTCCCGATGCGCTTGGCTACCCCGTGCGGCAGATCCTTATCCTTGCCTTTGTCCTCGTCCTCGTCCGCTTCCGCGCCTTCGGATTCCTCGTCGGGCTTGGTTTCGGTCGGGGCTTCGGCTTCGGCCTCGGTTTCCGCTGCGGGCGTTTCCGCTTCAGCTTCGGATTGTGAAAGAACGGATTCCGCTTCGCCGGCATTTGCCTGCTGAGCGTCCGGCGGAGTCTCTTCGCCTTCTCCTGCCTCCGCCGGAGGACTTACGGGAGGGGCGGCTGCGGCTACGGGAGCCGCGGCGTGCGATCGGGATTCGGTTTGCGCGGGCTCTTGGCTCTCGATCGGCTCCAGAAAGTTGGCCAGGGCCTCGCGGGGCAGACCGTTAAACGGCGCTGACCCCTCCGTGTTTGGCTGTGCATTTCCGGCTGACAGCGGGGCTTTCACGTGGCCCTTGGGACTTGCGATCTGTGGCATGGTGTTGTGGTGGGTCCAGGAACCCGCAAGGTTTTGGACGGTCCAGGAACCGTGTCTTTGTGGCAGGGCGTCTGTGGATCTCGGCGCGCGATCCACCCAGGAACCGCTCGCTATGGCGTTTATCCCCCTCTCCTTACCAACCGTCAATGGCCTGTTGTCCGGATAGTCCCGGACTGCCCCGGAATGGCCCGTTTCGGGCGGTCGAAAGCCGAAAGCCGAAAGCCGAAAGCCGACAGTCGAGAGTCGAGAGCCGAGAGCCGAGAGCCAGAAAACTCGCGCCTAACCTCCGGCCCTCGACCTTCGACCTTCGACCTTCGACCTTCGACCTTCGACTAGCGACTAGCGACCTTCGACTGCTTTTGTCCCTCCGCCCTGATCCGCTGCACCTCTAGCAAGAAATCCATCATCGCACTGGCCCGGGCCGCCGCGCGCTCGCGCTTCTCGGGCGTGGGCGATTCGTTGAGCGCCTCGTAGTTATCCTGCACAAACTGGTCATAAGCCAAGCCGACCAGGGCGCGCAAGAGCGGGTCGTTCTCGCCGGCGTTGCGGATCACCTGGTCCGCCTGTTCATCGGCGATGACGGGCGCGATCGGTTTCGAGCGCATGAACGCCGGCAGGAGCCAATCGAAGAGGTTAGCAGTTGTTCGTGTCATAAATTGGTATAGGGCAGGGAGTCAAGGGAATGTGGGTCAGGGGAATAAGAGGTTGGCTGGAATTGCCTTCATTCCCTTGACCTACATTCCCCTGACTTCTCGGCGCCAATCTCCAGCACCCATCGTGTCTTGCGTCTCGCCTCGCGATCAGAATCCCAATTCCGGATCACCGCCTCGCGCACCGTGCGCTCGGCATCGATCACGATGATTCTGCGGACGATCTTCGCCGGGTATTGGTCAGCAGTGAGCGCCGCGAGCTTCGTGCGCCGCTCGCGTTCCAGTTCCCATCGGCGCCTTGCCATAGCCCTTCCGCGTTCCGAGGCGCGGACCTGCAACCTCCTGCTAAACGGCCCTTTCCAATCGCGTGGCATGTGCTTGAAATCGTATAACTACTTGTTATGCGTCTAGACCCACAGCCCATCCGTGTGCTCCTGTCTCAGAGCGTTCAGGTTTCTTCGGATGTAGTCAGCCACGGGACATTGCCTGTCGTCTTTCTTGCCGTTGCTCCAAAGCCAGTGCAGGTAGCTTGCGGGCACGTCCTGCATCGGTTCGCCTTTGTGTTTCCCGAACGGCATCGGGTCAGTATCGGTCAGGGTTTTCATACGGTTCGTTCAGCAGCCAGTTTTCGAGCGGGGCGGTGTTCGGGTAGAAGCGCCCGCACTTTGAGCAGCGCCACCCGTAGTATTCCTCGATGAAGTCGCAACGGACGCATAACAAGACGGTCGAGCCAACAGCCATGAGCGCCGGGCTGGCATCTGGTTGCAGTCGGATGTCTTCGGCGGCGCTCATGGCTGTGGCTCACCTTTCTCGTTATGCGTCGAGCATGTCGCGCACCCAGTCGCGCCGCCAATCCAGCTTCACCACATGATGCTTGATGCCGACGATCCACAGCAGGCCAGACCATGCCCGTTGCGCCACAAACCATCGCTGGAACGCTTGGGTTTGAGGGTAGAATGTTCGGTAGTTCGTGTAGGAGATTCGCGGGATAAGTCTGAAGCGCATAACAATTCAGTCGAGCGCAACGCCGGGATCGCGCTTGGGTTTCGGGTTCACGCCGTCCGGCCCGGCGTGGCTCACTTCACCGTTCTGTGCATTAATCGGGTGCGTCCTCACTTCGGCCAAGGCTCGCCTTGCAATTGTGTTGGCCGCTGGGATATTGAGCCGGTAGATCGCATCCATCGCGCACTCCAGCCAGAACACTTTTTCGCGCTCTAGGTTACGTTCGCGCGCGGCATCCCCCGCCGCCTTTATCCAACTGTCCAGTTTCACCTCGGCCTGCCCGAGCGCACATTCCGCCTCGCCGCGCTTCAGGTTTTCGTCCGCGCACTGGTCCCGCCAGTAAATTGCATTTCTCCGTTCGATCTCGGCTGATTCAAGAGGCGCGGTGTTCTCTTTGGGAATCCAGTTCTTCGCTAGGCATTCGCGGGTCTGGATGAACCTGTGCCCGTTGGCCTCCCGCATCAGTATGTAGCGCCAGTCGCAGCCGTCGTGGAGTACTTCGAGGACTAGGGCCATCCTTTTGGTGCTGATGTGCTGATACTCACACCCGACCACCGAACCCGACGGTTCAGGCAACGGCGGCATGCCACAGATTGCTCGAATGTTGTTGAGATTGCTCATAGTTTAGGTTCTCCGCCGCCGTGCCTGACCTCTGCGTTCATCGCCCCCCCGCCCCCTGGCTGCTCATGTTCTGCGGCGCCACGCCCAGGCGACCCACGATCTTGTTCTGCTGTTGCACTGCGCTCTGCGTCAGGTTCGCCATGTATTTCTGCAAGAGCAGTTGAAACCGCGCATTGGTCTGCCCGAGCTGCTGGTAGTTCGGGTTATTGGCCAGCACCTGCTGCGCAAATTGCAGCTTCATCGGCGCCGCGGCATCGTTCTCGACGTAGATCGCTTCGTCTCCGAGCGCCATGCCCTGGATATCCTGCCGCACCTTCAGGAACACACTCTGCGCGGCCGCCTGCTGATCCATCGTCACCTCCTCGGCCAATGTCGGTGAGAGATACGCCATGGCGAACTGCACCAGCTTGGCCCGGTCAATCACCCCCGCCGCATCCGCCGGCAACACGAATTGGTTGATGGCCTCGAGCAGCTTCATCACGTAATCGTTATCGAGCGTCCGCACGTCGAACCACAGCACGATGCGATGCCGCGCCAGTCGCTCCGCCGTCAGCGTGGGCGGCGCGCCCAGCAGATCCGTGAGCTCCTCGGGCGAGAGGAACTGGTACGCCAACACCGTGAGCTGCCAGAACGCCTGCCCGTTGCACAGAAGCCAGCGGTTCACCAGCCGCTGCTGCCGCAACTGCGACGGCGTGGGATGCAGGTCCGGCCGGATTCTCCCGAAGTAATCATCCGTATCCTTTTCGAGCCGCTCGATCAACTCCACCGAGAGCTGCGGATTGCCCAACGGCGGCATGAACCACTGCCACTCGTTGGTGGTGCCCATGTTGATCACCCCGCCCGGCCCGATCTCCGGCGGCAGCTTGCTCGCCCGCGCCCCGCGCTTGGTCAACGGCGGCAACACCTCGATCTGCGCCCGATTCGTCAGTCCGTCCCGATGCCGCTTGATGTCCTGCTGATCCGTCGAAACGATCTCGGGCACGCCCCGCGAATCGCCCGGATGCCGCCCCGTCACTTCACAGCGATACGGCACAAACGGGTATTCGCCATGCGCGTAATCCACCAGTTCATGCAGCGCGTAGGCGTTGCCATTGCTCGTCTGCGAGCCTACGAGCCGTTGCTCGCTGGAGGGGCGAGTTCCACGAGCCCCTAACTTGCTCGTTTGGGCATCCGTGAACGGTGTGTGGTTCTGCGGAAACACGTGCGGACTGAAGATCGTGAGCCAGATTCCCGGCACGCCGTCCTCGTCCACCTGGCGCGCGTAACCGTAAATGATCTCGATCAACCGCCGGTTCAGATCCGTATTCGCCTCCTCGCTCACGAAGGCCTCGCTCTGCAAGCCGGCCGTGTGTTTCACCGCCGCCACGAAATCCGGATCCCATCCTTCGTTGGCCACCTTCGCTTCGAGCTGCGCTTCGTTGAAGAACGCGCGCCGGAAACAGCACCGCTGCTTCTGGATCTCGGTCGTCTCGGCCGGCGTGAAGAAATCCTGACCCGGGATCAGCACCTCGAGCCGCGGCGCATTGATGGCGATCTCCGGCACCGGGAAACTCGCCGCGCCCTCCTCGCGCAGTTCGCGCACCACCTGCCTGGCCCGCGGCGTCTTGAGCGTGGGCACCAGTTGCATCAGCGCCGCCGCCGCCTCGTCTACCGCATCCGGGTTCATAATGAGCCCCGGCAACGACGCGAGCAGCTCAGCAAGCGTCCCCGCCTGGCCCTCGACGCTCGCCCCTCGACCTTCGACCATTGCATTCCTGGCCATCTCGCCGATTTGCTCCATGGTGAGTTTCTGGAGCCGCTGCGCCTGCTCGCGCTGCCACGTGGGATGCAGCACCACCCAGCCCAGCGTATTGGCCACCTGGCTGGCCAGCTCCACTTCATCAATGAGCCGTTCGCGCAGCGCCCCGTGAATGATCCACGAGAGCATGCTCCGCATCTCGGCCGCCTCGGTGGCCGTGAGTTTGCTGGCCGAGACGGGCGAGGTCTGCACCCGCGCATTCCAGAACGCCGCCACCTGCATGTCCACGATCCAGTTCACCTGCTTATCCGCCAGGCGCACCCGGCAATCGCTCGAGCGATCCCACGGCCGCACCGGCAAATCGTCCGGCGACTGCAAGTCGGCATGCCGCGTGCCATCCGGATGCTGGCCGTACCAGCGGTTGAACCGCACGTTCTCGGCGCCGACCAGGCGCGAATAGGTGTTCGGATCCTGCGTCCAGGCGAACTGGTATTCCTGCTGCAGCGCCGGCACGTCCGGGTCCGGCCCGTAATTGAGGATGGGATCGACGAACCCCTCCGTGCGGCTATTGGCGCCCGAGGTTTCCTGGATGGCTTGATTGGCGTTCATACGTTTGGACTTGGTTTAACGTTCGGACTAGGACGGTTGCACTGACTTGATTTGCGCCCGGAGCGCGGGTGTCCCCACCCGCAGCACGGTGACCGTCGGCCGCATGAGCTGCTCGACTTCGCTGCGGAAGAACCGGCGCTGCATGCCCGGCGGCTGGAACACGTGCAGCACCTCCGCATCCACGAGTTTGCGGACGTAGCGCTTGTCCCAACCGGTCCGTTGCATGACTTCGCCCAGCCTCATGGTATCCGGGCTGCTTTCGTTCACCTTCTCAGCGTGTCCGTTCATAAAGTCAACCTCCCGTTGTTCCGTTGGTCCCATTTGGAAAAGGCTTCCCGCAGTTCGGGCACGCGTCATGCCGGGTGATCCGGCCGCACGTGCAAATCCACAAATCTTTCCCCTCGCCCGCATGGTCGTACGCCAGCGCCTCGGAAATCCGTCGCACCTGCGCCCGCGCCGCGTCGATTCGGCTTTCCATTTCAGCCTTCAAGTTTCCTCCTTCCGCCTTCATCAAAATCCCCTCCCTCCCACCACTTCGGGCGCCTTGGGATCGCTATACTGCGGATCCCCCACCGCCAAATACCGCAGCGTATCGATCGGATCTTTCCACGGCGAATCCCCGCCCTGTTCCGGGTTCCAATTCGACAGCGCGCGGATCAAGTTCTGGCACCGCTCGCTGATGAACAGCTTCGGCTCGTTCTCGACCGAGAGATCCTTGTCATCGTCATACGAGAGCCAGTCGTTGATAATCTCGATATCCAGCGCCACCGTCTGCCGAATCGGCGCCGCGCGGAAGAACATGGGATTCTCGCCATCCTCGTACAGCTCGAATAAACTCTTGCCCCCACCCGCCGCCGCGGATTGCGTCGCAAACGCCCGCGGATCGCCCACCCGCTCCGGCTCCACGTAATCGGAGTCGAGAGCCGAGAGTCGAAAGTCGAACGCCGAAAAGTTGGCACCCGCATCCTGCCCTCGACCCTCGACACTTGAAATGGGTCGAGAGCCGAGAGCCGAGAGTCCAGAGCCAGCAAACTCGCGCCTAACCTCCGGCCTTCGACCTTCGACCTTCGACCCTCGACGCTCCCTCCGGTGTTCCTCCTCCCTCGCCCGGATATATTCCCGGTACCAGTCCACGCCCTTGCCCGCATACATCCGTTGCCCGTCCCCGCGCTCGCCGTCCGCGTTCACCCATTCGCCCTCGCTCTCGTAACGCGGCGATTCGTCGAAAATGAACTTGCGCCCGAGATGATCCACGCGACACCAGAGGATGAAATGACTTCGAGCGATCGCCGGATCGTCCGCCATGAAATCCGACCCCTCGGCCGGCACCTTCTCGACCGGCACCACGTGGACGTTCGGATTAAACGCCGGGAACTGCGTGCCGCTCATTTTCTCGGCCCAGCCAAAGAGCCGGCACTTCACCACCGCTTTGGGCTTGCCCTTCATTTTGTCGAAGAGCGATTGCCAGGGCAGGAACATGTTCCAATGCGTCCAGAAACAGATCACCGCCTGGCGCGGGTTCAGCGGCTGCAGGAGATACGGCATATGCCCCCTGGGACAATCCCGCACCAGTTCCTCGGTCAGGGTCAGCTCGGGCACCACCACCTTGGTCTCGAACCCGGGCCAGCAATAATCGATCGGGAACGAGCGCACCAGCTTGGCGCCCGTCAGCGCGTCGGCGCACACCGCATCGAACCCGCTCACCGCCGTGAAGGAGAGGAAGATCTTGCCCGCCCGTTTCGCGGCGCGCAGCCGCAAGGTGTTCAAAAGTGCTATCGGCACCGGCTCATCCAGCCAGATCAAATCATACTCGGGACCCTCGAACGACGTCGGTGCGCGCAGGTATTGCTCGACCGTTTTGAACCAGACCTGGCTGCGGTTGGCCAGCACGAACGTGTTCTCGGTGAACCCGCCTTTCTGCGAGTAATTCACGTTCTGCACCGAGTTGCGTTTGCGCGGGCCGACCGCCACGCGGCGATACACGGGCGGCAGGTATTTGTTCACCGCCGCCTGTTGCTTCTGCTTCGAGAGATCCTCATTCGTGGTGACGCACAGCACGAACTTGTTCGGCCGGCTGATGATCTCGTTCACCAGTTTCCCGCCGAACTCGGTCTTGGCACTGCCGTTGCCCCCGAGCGCCACCAGCTCGTCCCGGTTCGACAGGAAACTGCGCGCATCCTTCCAATGCGGCAGATCGAACCCATAGCGCAGCGGGTCCGCCGCTTCGAGCTGGATCAACTCCTCGCGTTTGGCGCGATACGATTGCACCTCGAACGCCGCCGCCTGGACGCCCAGCTTGCGCGCCAGCGTCACCATCTGTTCATCCGTGATCGGCGGCATGATCCGGTCATACACCGGATGCGCAGTCCACGATACCCCCTTCCCGGGGAGCGCGACCGTCCCGGTCGCTGTGTCCAGCGTCCTCGCCGGACACATCTCTGCGGTCGCTGGAATTTCGCCGGTCACTTGCTTGTAGCCTTGGCTTTGGCCCACCGCGCCTCTGCCGCCGCCTGGATCCGCGCCTTTGTGATCGGCGTGAGCTTGCTCTCGCCCTTGCTTTTCTTAGCCTCGGCCTTCGCCTCTTTGGCCGCGATCTCCTCTTTGCGCCGGGCCCGGACTTCCTTCTCGATCTTCTCGTGATCGACGCCGAACAGGCTGCCCACTTCCTCAGCCTCGTAGCCGTTCCAGCCGTTCTCACCATCGGTGAGCCACGCCTTGAGAATCACCTGGTTCTGCAGTTCAAACGGGAGCCGGGCCAGCCCTGCGGCCAGCGCGTTCGTGTCATCTTCGTCCGGCATGCCGAGCCCCTCCTTGAGCTGCTCGCCGAACTTATAGTTTTGGCACATGTGGACCAGCACCAGCGGCCAGAACTTCTCGGGCTTCACCTTGAGCGCCAGGGCCAGCGTCCCCTCGACCAGCGCCGCCGTGATGGCCCGCGCGGTCTTGTTCTCTTCGATGACGCCCTTGCGGTCCACCGGCTTGCCGCCGCGGTTGGGCTCGGCAACCTTCACGCCGGCCGCTTTGAGCGCCTCGGCCGCGGCTGCCTTGGGCAGCAGCTCGTGGACTTTACCCTGTGGATCCACCGCGATCACGGGCGCGGGCGCGTGTTTGCCCAGGGCGGTCTTCCACGTCTTGCGCACGTCCCAGCCCAGCGGCTCGCACGTCGCGCCCAGGTCCACGTAGGCGGCATTCGAGCGCAATTCGCCCTGGTAAGGGAACAAGCCCTTGGCGTCGGCCTCGGGGATGATTTTCAGCTTCTTCGCCTTCGCTTCGGCCAGCTTGAGGGCCACCCAGGCCTCCTGCTTGGCCAGGAAGCAGGCCGGGTCGGTGCAAACGTTTGGACTCTGGGTGTCCGGCTCCAGGTTGCCGCTGCGCTTGTGGCAGCCGGCGCACGCCGGCACGCCCTTGACCAGGGCCGCGTGATTGACCTCGAACGGCGCGTTCTTCAAGTTCTTGCGGTAATTGCGCTCGATGTGCTGTTCCGCCTCGCGGGCCGACATACAGGACCTTTTACTGCTGCCGTGGCCTTCGTCGTCGTAATCCCATTCCTGGTTGAGCCCGATTTCCTTGGCCGCCTTCAACTGCGCGGCTTCCTGCGGGATGGTGGCGATCTTCTCCGCGATGCTGGCCGGGATCTGCAGCTCGACGATCCGCGCCCGCACGGCTTTCCCCAGCGCCGCGGCCCGCATCCGGGCAAAGATATGGCTCCGTTTGCGCCCGATCTGCTCGGCCAACTTTTCGACGGTGACGCCAGTCCGGCTGATGGCGTCGCGGTAGGCATCGCCTTCCTGGAACGCATCGAGGTCCTCGCGCTGGGCGTTATCGCTGAGCCGGGCGAGGGTGGCCTGGAGATCGTCCGCCGCGGCGTCCAGGATCACGGGCATTTCTTTGCGGTCGAGCTCGCCAAACGCGCGCCAGCGCCGCTCGCCGCAGATGAGCTCGTGCGTGGCGCCCTTGGGCGCCGGCGGGTAGCCGGGCGTCTTGGGCCAGGGCCGCACGCGCGGCGGCTGCAGGAGCCCGAACTGTCGGATATTCTCGGCCAGGGCGGCCACGCCATTGGCGTCATGCCGGTTGAACGGGCACGGCGCAATAGCCTCAATGGGTAAGGTGATCGTTTGCATGGCTCAGTCCTCGTCCGCGCTTTTGACGCCGATGCGCTGGTGAATGGCGGCCAGGGTTTCCTCGGTGTTCGTCAGCGGCGGCGGGTAATTGCCCGTGCGTTTCCACTGGCGATGGCCCAGCTTGACGATCCACCCGTGTTTCGCCGCGCGATTCATCCACCGCTGTGCCTGGATGTCCTCACAACGAACCGCCTTGGAGATCACTCCCGACTCGAACGGCTCAGCCAACAGCCGCACGGCGTCGATGATATTGCCCAGCGACCCCGGCACGCCACCCCGGCGCCGGCGCTTATGGAGCGCGGGTGTGTCTTGATTCCCGGGGAGCGCGCGCGTCTCGCGCGCTGTGTTCGGCGTCCTCGCCGGACACGCCGCCGCGGTCGTCGTTTCGGTGCCGGTGCCCAGCAGAGTCAGAATCGCGCCGCGCGCAAACTCGAGCATTCTTATGCTATCGTCTATTTCGTTGAGGGTTTCCTGGATGTGTAGTTTCATGTCATGGTCATGGTTTTGTTGTTTACCGAAATCATTCAACGCCCAGCTCCTCCTTGCTCGGCAGCACCGGCTGCCGTTCCCCGGCGCTGGCCTGCCGGAAGCCGTGCTCCACCTTCCACGCGTTCCAGCAATAGAACCGCGTGCTCGATTTCTGGAAGAGCATCTCCGCTTTGCCGGTCGGGCCGAACCGGTTCTTGGCCACCAGCAGGTTCACCCGCTGCGGATGTTTGCTCCAATCCTCGCCGTAAACCTGCGTCAGCATGTCCTCCGTCTCGGCCTTGGTCTCGTCCTTCAGCCGGGGCGTGTGCAGAAAGCCCACCACATCCGCGTCCTGCTCGATCGCGCCGCAATCCTTCAGGTCCGCCAGGCGCGGGTCCCGGTTGGGCTCCTTCTCGTAATCCCGGTTCATCTGCGCCAGCACGATGAACGGCACTTTCAGCTCTTTGGCCAATCGCCGGATGCCCTTGGAAATCTCCATTAGCTCCTGCACGCGATCGGGTTTGCCGGTGCGGCCCGCGTCCATGAGCTGGATGTAATCGATCACAAACAGCTTCACCCCATACTGCCGCGCCATGCGCCGCGCCCGGGCGCGCAACTGGTCGAGCACGTAGGCCCCCGTGTCGTCGATCCACATCGCGGACTTGCCAAGTTCGCTCGAGGCCTTCACCAGGCCCGCCAGGTCCGCTTTCTCGGCAAAGCCCGTGCGCCAGCGTTGCATGTCCGCCCCGCCGCGCATGAACATCATCCGCTCGACGAGCGATTCGCTGGCCATTTCGAGCGAGAAAATGCCTACCGGCGCGGTCTCGTGGCGCACGAACTTGGGCGACCCATCCTCGGCGATCGCCAGCTTGCCGTCCGCGCCCATTTCCGGCTCCCACCAGACGGCCTCGATGGCCACATGCGCCGCCACCTGCAGCGCCAGCGTGGTTTTTCCCGTGCCCGGCCGGCCCGCGATCACGAAGAAGTTCCCATTTCGCCCGCCAATGCCGCCCAGGAGCTTGTCCGTGTAGTCCAGGCCCGTGGTGAACATGCCGCGCATCTGCACCTGGCCGCGGTGGTAATGTTCGAGCTCGTCAATGCGCTCCACCACCAGCTCTTTGATCGGCCGCTCGCGCTCGCCGCTTCGATCCTCGGAAAGCGCGAGCACTTCCTTCTCGACCTGGGCGATAATCTGCGTCGTCGGGATCGTGCCCTCGTAAACCGACGCCGTGGCGCCCGTGGCCGTCTGGATGATGCGCCGCTGGAGCCATTTCTCCTCGAGCGTGTCCAGGAATTGCGGCAGCATCGACGGTATCCCGAGCTTGTTCGCCGTCTCCATCAGGTAATCAAGCCCGCCGGCGTCTGCCGCGCGCTGCGAGTCCAGCAACCACTGGTACACGATCGTGCTTTCGACGAGCAGCCCGCGTTTGTGGATGTCCGCCATCGCCCACCAGATCACCTGGTGCCGTAAATCGTAGAACCACGCCTCGCTCACGCCGCGTTCCTCGCAAGTGTTGAGGCACGAGGCCGCGGATTCAGGATTCCCGCCCAGGATGCACGAGAGCGCGGCTTGCTCCGCCTCCGGCGCATACGGCGGCAGGCGATCGGCGGTAGAACCGGCTTGGGATTTGGCGCGGCTCATGATTCAAAGTCTCCCGCGGCTTGTTTTTTTTGCAGGGCATCGAGCTCGCGTTTTTTTTCGCGATACTCCCGCCGCTCCTCCGCGGAAGCGTCGGCTTCCCGGCCCGGATGCCGCGCCAGGAGATCGCGCAGCGCCGCAAACCGGGTCCGGCTGGCCTGGAGCGACGCGTTTTGATCCGGGCCGGCCCCGGAAGTCCGCGCCCCATTCTTCTTTCCCTGTACTGTACTCAGTTCATTCAGATCATTCATATCAGACGGCTTACCCTCTGGCTTAGCTGTGGCTGATCCTTGGCTAAGCCTAGGCTTATCTGTGGCTTCACTCTGGCTTGAGCCTTGAATGGACTTCGTTTTCTTGGGTCTTTTTCCGAGCGACCAGTTCAAAACCCTGCGCCAGTTGTGGGTTTCCCAGTCGTGGATGCGGATTCCGTTGGGGCAGGTTTTTACCCATCCGGTATCGACCAGTGCGCTAAACAGCTCGCCGGGCGCTCCTGACCAGCCCGCAACCGCTTCCAAATGCTCTGCTCCTTTACCCCTCCAAAATTCGCCTCTGAGGCACTGTTCGCAGTGTCCCCAGATCCGGACCAGGGCTTCCAGGCTGTAATCGCCGACCCTCTTTTTGAGGAGTAGATACTTCGGATGATGGACGATTTCCGATTCCACTTTCATAGTTTTTTGAGCCAAACCCCGCGTGAATTCATCCGAAGTTGGTACCTGCGACCGCGCGGACTGAGGACGCCCGGCGTAATGCGCCCTTTTTCCTCGATCCGGATCCACTGCCAGGCCCGCGTGCCCTCGGTGCGGACGGCGAGCGTTCCCAAACGCACCCGGCGCCACGGGCGCGGCGCAGGCGGCGCGGTTTTTTGGGTGTCAGCGCTCGCCACAGCCGGCAGCGCTGCTCCTGCGCCTTGATCCGGCTCGCTTTTGGGCGCTGGGTGGCCCTGGATGGTGGTCGCGCTCACGGGTGCGCCTCCGGCGAAGGCGCCTTTGCGCCAAAACCTCGGTCATCTCGACCCATTGAGTCATTGGCCGACACCCCCCTCCCGAGCC